GCACCACCGCCTGCTCCAGCTGCACCTGCTGCTGCAGTACCGCCGCCACCACCACAGTAGTAAGGAGGAGAAGTATAACCAGCTCCACCGCCATAACCATAAGCAGTAGCGCCTCCTGATGATGTCTGGGTAGAAGAAGAAGAGCCACCAGTGTGTTCCCCTCCACCGCCACAACCACCATTAGCGCCAGCAATATAAGCATTCTCGCGTCCAGCACCACCGCCACCACCATAAGCGGTAAGGTCAGAAAATACTGAATTTGAACCGCTATAGGCAAGATTAGAGGTATTCATTGACGTCAAACTTGCAGCTCCTGCGCCAATAGTTACAGGATATGCTGTATTACTAAGGCTCTTTGATGTGTGATATAAAAGACCCCCAGCACCACCACCGCCACCCCCCCAACCACTGGTTGAGTATCCACCACCGCCTCCTCCAGCTTGCACTAATACAGTGAAGGAATCATCATCATCACCTAAAGTAGTAACAGTAAATGTACTCGATGAATTAAAAGTGTGTACTTTGTAATCACCATCAGTAGTTATTGTTCCACCTGTGGCTGCTGTGTAGACAACAGGAACATTACTCATTTGGTCCCAAGCTGTTCCTGAATAAGAAGCCATACATTTAGAGGCTATATCACTTACTGTAGAAGCAGATGAATTAAACCACATATCACCAGCACTAGGACTAGATGGAGCAGTAGTAGATTTAGTTACGGTTTCTATACCAGTTAAATTAGCACCAGAGATAGCAGGTAGCGTAGATGGGAATCTAGCGTCAGCAATAGTACCTGTTAAGTCAGCAGCAGGTAAATCAATACCTAAGGCCTCAATAGAAGCTTTAGTAGGGTTAGTAGCGTGTGCTGTTACACTCGCTGAAGGTAATGTTACTGTCTTGCTTGATAGGTCTAATGTAGCGTTAATATCATCATTAGTGATAGTCCCGTCTTTAATACCACCACTTGTTACTTTAGTTAGTGCCATTAGATTGTCTCCTGTAATACAGCCTTATCAGCTTCTTCCTGAACCCAAGCAGGTACATCAGCAATACTCTTGCCACCTGTAATAGTATCATTATCTACCGTACCATCTGGTAAGCCACCTACTGCTAGTCCTGTTATTGAGACATTTCCATTAATTACTATTGCCATTATTTGCTCCTATTATGCCCAAGCCAATGAAGTTGCGTGTATTCTTGTTTCTTTACTTGCACTTTGATTAGCTAACTGAAATTTGTATTTTATAGCTGTTCCAGAAGGTTGTCCACTGATATCTAAATCGTGAAATGCTAGAATCTTTTTATTAGTTCCCCAACTTCCTTCTTCAACTAGTGTTCCTTGAGTCCAGTTAGTACCATTATTTCTTGATACATAAACTTTAACATCTGTATTTAAGGTAGCTGTTCCTGCTGCATTTTCAATCATCATAACTATGTCACCCTTAGAGGGAGCAGTACTTGCTGTTGAAGCAGTTGATATGAATTCCGCAGTAGCTGAAGTTGACGATATAGTGTATGAAATATATACTGCACCGTTTCCACCTGCTGTGTTTGTTCCAGAAGTACCAACACCCGAAGGATAGTTAGCTTGTCCTGCCCCACCAGAATTATTACCCGAACCTGCTGAATTTGTTACTGAAGAAAAGTAAGATGCGTTGTGATAAGATGAACCACCACCGCCACCAGCACCTGTAGTTCCAGCATGACCACCAGCACCACCATAGTAACCGCCGCCGCCACCGCCGCCACCTACATATCCACCTGGCTCAGTTCCTTGTCGTCCACCACCGTTATAAGCAGTAGGATGACTAGTTGCATCACTATCAGCACCACCAAGACCACCTTGTAAAGCAGAACCAGCTGTCGGTTGACTATGACCAGATGAACCAGCACCTAAAGAACCACCAGCAGATTGTGTACCGCCACCGCCTCCAGAAATTTCTCCAGTGACACCAGTAGTACCACCACCGTCACCACCGTCCATAGAATCACCAGCGCCACCGCCACCAGCACCAACAAGTATTGTGTTTCCGTGAGTTTTACTTCCTAAGAAAATTCCAGAATAACCACCACCAGTACCACCAGCACCACCATTTATACCTTTTGGCCCACCCTGTCCAGCAGATACTATTAAATCTGTACCGTCAGAAGTAAATGAAAGTGTTCCTCCTACAAAGCCACCAGAACCGCCATATTTACCAGAACTATCAGAACCACCACCAGCGCCCCAAGCTTTTGCTGTACCAGTAACAACATCTCCATTCGCCAATGCGATTGTTGTATCTGAACCTGTGTAGGTAACAGTAGATGTTACTGTAGAACCGAATGCTGAGGAATAATATTTACTTCCTGTTGCACCAGATAACGTAAGACCATTAGGTGTAGTTGATGCTATACCAGAAGAATCTGTGTATTCATCAATTACTTGATTTACTAAGTTATACACTGTTTTGGCATTATCAGATGCTCTATAGAATCCAAGTATAGCAATATTGTTTTCTATTGTAGTTGTATCTGTTGTAATACCTGTTAAGCTAGAACCGTCAATAGCTGGTAAAGCACCAGATAACTTAGATGAACTCATTCCAGCTATCTTAGCATCAGTAATAGAATTATCTGCTACGTCTGCTACAGCGATAGCTCCATCAATAATCTTAGAAGCGTCAATACTGTCATCTGGAATATCACTAGCATCGATAGGTGACGGGGTTGGACTTCTTCCTAAATATCCCATAGTATTCTCCTATTAAGTGATTTCCATATAAGACACAATAGTGTCTAAAGATGTAGCTGCAGAGCTGATAGCTTTAAGCTTGTCTGTAGCATCCATAACAATCTTGTTTCCGCCCATAATCTCAACTGATGAGCCTGTTGGGATAGGTATGTTCTTAACAAGGTATGGTGCGTCTCCTGAAGTGGGTTTAAACTGAACACTGGCAGTGATACTACTACCTGACGTGTTCGATAAAGTTAAACCGATAACCACGGTCTTGTTTCCAGCCGAGTAGATATCTACTAGAGATGTACTTACCCCTGCCTTCAATGATTTTTGAAATGTATTTGCCATAATGTTTTCCTATCCTAATGCGATTGCCATCGCGACTGCTGACCCTGCTGGGTCGTCATCTTGACTAGCGGCATCGTTAAGTAAAGCTGCTGTCATACGTAACTCACAAATATCACCAGTACTAAAACTTTGCCCTGAAGTGCCATCTTGCCCCCTTACCGCAGTAAGAGTCTTAGTGCCTAAGTCTATTGAAGTTACTTTAATAATTTCAATAGAAGAGCCTGCTAGATTTGCTAGAGTTAGATATGTGTAGTCACCCGCAGATAATGAGGGGAATTCTGAAACATCATGGACTACTATTGAAGTAGCACCCGAAGTGACAGACCCATCTAATGTAGTTGAAGCATTATTACTAAACTTAACAGACATAGTATATCCCCTATATTAAATTACTATTACGATACTGTGATAGTCCAAGTAACCGTCATCGAGTCACTAGCACCTTTATTTACTACAGCAAACTTAGTACGAGCAAGCATATCGCCACCTTCTTTCATAGAAGCTGTAGCTGTAGCACCTGAACCTGCGCCGCCTGTGAATCCAATAGTTGGAGCAGAAGTATATCCTGTACCGCCTGCTGTTACTGTTACTGCTGTTACTACTCCTCCTGAAACTGTTGCTGTAGCTGTAGCGCCTGTACCACCACCACTTGTGAAAGTAACTGTGGGTGCTGAAGTGTAACCTGTACCACCTGCTGATACTGCAATGTCATCTACTTTAGAACCAACAGTATCAAAGATACCCGCTTCAGTAATAGCACCAGTACCATCGCCTGCTGCATACGTTGCTGCATACTCAATAGTATTAGTCGAAACAGTACCGCCAGATACAGTCATAGCATTACGCTCTATCTCTGTACCTAAAGTAGTATCAGCGTCCGCTGCAGCTGTAGTACCTGTACCGATAGCCATGTGTGTCATGTTTGAATCTTGACCAGCCATACGTTTAGCTACCCATTCTTTACCTGAAGTAACTACAAGGTTACGTGTCTTCTGTACTACTTCATCGTTTATAGCAATTGTTAATGCACCTGTTAGTGCTAAGTTATCGTTAATCATTTTCTATTTCTCCTAGTTTAATGACATTGTGTTAAGAACTCGTAAGTTTAACATATTACTCTTTATGTGAGTAATCGCTACTACGTCTGAAATTCCTACTACATTGCCCTTGTTACCATAATAGTTTTTGTTGACTAGAGCAGCGTCATCTAAACCGATTCCATCAGAGATGGATTTTTCTAATTGTAAGGTATTACTATCTGTAAACGTAAACCCATCACTTAATTCTTTACTAGGTGTAAGTGCTAGAGTATCTACTAAAATACTTGCTGTGTCACTTAAACCTTTATCTAATTCTTTTACTTCACTATCTATAAAGCTTGTACTATCTGTAAACGTTCTACTATATGCTAGGGACTTTGCAAATACTTCGCTAAAACTTAAACTATCTGTTGCACTCTTAGTGGTGTTTAGTGCAGAGTCATCACTAACTGCGTAACTGTCTGTGTAAGCTCTACTGAAGGCTACTGCCCTACTAAATACATCACTAACACCTAAAACGTTGCCTTTATTTCCGAAGAAGTCTTTATCAACTAGCGCTGCATCATCTAGGGTGAATGCATCATTAACGCTTTTTTCTAATTGTAAACCATATTCATCTGTAAAAGTGAGACTTTCATCTAAATTCTTGATTACACCACGTAATGATATGTCTGAGAAAGCCATAGTTTCCGTTGTTGGTTTTGTCATACCAACACTAGCACCTTTAGCTCCAGTATATGCATTAGCTGGGCTGTTAAGTAAACTACTGAAAGCCTTGCTGTTTATCGCACCATCCAGCATATGGTCATCGAATACTTGTATGCTATCTGCAAATACTTTGCTTACATCTGTATATGTGGAGTCTGTAAACGTAAAGGTATCACTATATTCGCGCCTCCACTCAAAGATAAAGGCTAAAGTCTCTGTAAAACTGAAATTATTACCTTTATTTCCATAGAAGTTCTTGTTAATACTTGCCGAGTCATCTAAAGTAAACGCATCCACAATAGCTTTACTTAGTGCTACTCCAGCTACATCAGTAAAGCTGAAACTATCTACCCAATCCCTATAAAAGGTCAGTGATACTGAGACTACGTCACTGAAAGTGTAACTATCAGTTAAAACTTTATTTTGTGTTAACCCAATTACGTCAGTGACACCAAATATATTACCCTTGTTTCCGAAAAAGTCTTTGTCTATTTGACTAATGTCGTCTAAGGTAAATGCATCTGAGAAGTCACGGTGGTATGAGACCACTTTAACAAAAGTGTCAAGTAGTGTACATAGGTCAGGTGAAGGTAACTTAGTAAAATCTGAGGCATACTGCTCAGAGATAATAGCTGTATCTGTTAGAACTTTACTAAAGACATTTACAAGGACTTCACTAAGAGGTATCTCATCACTTACAAATCTATTATTAGAATCTGGGTCTACCCAAATACCAGTAGCGCTACTATTCTGATAGGTAGTCTGAGCTTCAACCTTTATTACAGACGTTGAAGCCTGTACTTGTCTGAGTGATATTGTAGCTCTTATCGCCACAGCTAGAAGTCGTCTCTTACCTTAAACTTTAGTTTGTCAAAGATGGTTTGCTTACGCCCGGTAGAATCTTCTAACTCAATTTCACCTTCGTAAGTACCTGCATCAACATCTAAAGTCGTGGCATTCCACTGCATAAAACATAACCCACTCGTATAAGGTGGAGTTTTACCACATGTCATAGTATCTAAAATACCGGAACTACCAAGAAGTCTAAAATGTACTTTTATAATTTCATCTGTTAAGTCAATAGGAGCCCACGTAGTAGCATCATCTTCATCAAGGGTTTTACCTGCTGCTGCAGTGTTAGAGTCTCTTAACGTGAAATTTAATTCAGGTTTGTCATCCCCAGCAACGAGGTTGATTGTATCGTAGTAAGCCATTATTTAACTCCTCCTGGAGGTTGTTCTCAGCATATGACATGCAATAAATTTGTCTTAATTATAACACTAGTTTTCTAAATAAAACCTCTATCTGTTAATTTAGTGTTTGAGTCTAAGTTATCTGGGTTGCGTAAGCCTAGTAGGTTAATTTGTTTACAACTTTCGACATAGCGTAAGTAGTATGTATTGTTCTCAGCTTTCATGTCACCACTAATAGCAGTGTGTGCTTTATACGCAGCATAGTTAAGCAAAGCCTCTGTGTATAGTTGAGGTAAGCTTAAGTTAACATTAATAGTCTTAGCTAATTTAGGTGCGGCCGTGTACGTAAGTATCATATCTGTTCTACCATCTTTGTCTGTACCTTTTATAACTAACTTAGCTGGGTCTTTAAACATCACAGACACATTACTATCTACACCCTCTACTATGTTTGTTTTCTCATTATTGATTGTAACTTCATCACCATCTGTGAAAATACAGCTTGTTGCGTGTAAGAAATCATCGGCTAGTTTGAATTCTTCTCCTGCTAGTGCGAAGTCTAACTCCATATCTTTTTGTAAGATATTGAACTTCTTATGTAATTCAATATTTGCTAAATTTATGTGTGTGCGTATCTTATTCTGATTAGCTACCTGTAATGTTGACGGAGCAGGGGAAGCTCCTGGAGTCATATCCCCCACATTAGCTACTGCTAAGTTACTAATCTCACCATTAACTAAAAACTCTATATACTCGTATACTTTCACTATGTTATCCTAAAATAAATACTGTGTATTTATCATACCACGTTATTTACTGCACATACATCTTTATACAAAATATGAACTTTCACCCGCTTCTTCAGGTTCTTCATCATCCCACATCATAGTCCCATCTTTATTATGAGCATCTGTAGATACCTCACTAGGCTTCCATGCATTAAACTCACCTAACATAGAGATATTATCTATCTGATCATCATGCTTAGACTTAAAACCTTTAACTGTGGCTAACTGTAACTCATTCATCATCTCAGCTAACTCAGCAGAGTCCCTCAGCTCCTCAGGAAACCATAACTTACCCGATTTGAATAGTGGTACCGCCATTTGCTGGAATCGGCTCATCTTATCCTTATTAGGACGTATGCCAGGAGTAGTCTTCCCACGGCCTGAAGATAAGGTAAAGTAAATATTACGGTTCATCATCTCATTCTGAATCCATGCTATAAAACCCCCCTGCTGCCCCGTCACTTCTACACCTACTTCCTGTGGGCGGTATTTCTGAGCTAATCTAAATAATTCATCTATAGATTTATCCATCAGAGCTTTCTTACAGAATCCATCTACCCATAACCAGTCACCCTGATTATTATAAGCCCACACATTTATCGTACTAAAGTCAGCAGACTCTTTCTCACTAGTAGCGAAGTCAGTCGTAATATAGAAGTTAAATGCTCCCATGTTATTCTTAACATTAGAATGCTTATACCAAGTAATATCACTATCCTTAATGAGACGTTCTTCCTCAGACATAATACGTAGCATTAGCTCCTGGTTGAAGCTGTCTAACTTACCAGCACCTTTAGACTTATCATACTGACTCTTCACATACTCATAGTTAAATCTGTCCTCCCAAGCTCCCTTAAAGTCACTTTCAGGTACAGGAAACTCTTCACATACTGGGTAAACGTTAACATACCACACTCCAGACTCTACTGCCTTGTACAGAGGGTCTTTAGCATTAAAGGGGGTACCTGACCAGATTACTTTACGTCTATTAGGATGCAACGCATAGTCAATAGCTGAGTAAATAGTATTTTCTACACTTTCAATAATAGTAGGTGACCTGGCATCATCATCTGAGAGTAAGTCATCCAGTATCGCTAACTGAGGCCTAGTATTCAGCTCTACTGTTCCACGAACACCAGTCTTAGCACCATGACCCGTTATTACCAGCTCTTTCCCTTGATTATTTTTAAAGTACCATCTAATGTCAGTAAACTTAGATTTATCTAGATAAGCTTTAAGGAATGGGCTGTTATCACATCTACGCTCTAAACGTAGTCTCATTTTCTTGACACCATTCTCAATTGAGTCAGAAACATACAAACCATAATCTACATCACCAAATCCAGGAATAGAGCCATACACAGCTAAATACAGTATTAGATACTCTGCCAGGATAGTTGTCTTAGCAAGACCACGTGAACACATGTTAACGGTATTCTGCCTCTTGCCAGTAATGTTATCTAGCATCTTGTAATGAATTACAGGTGTTTTATTCTCTTCACCACGTTCACCGTTAACTAGCTTAATAAAACTAACAAATTCTAATGCAAACTCGCTAGGCACATAACTTGCATCTAGAGAATAGTCAATATCGTTTAACCATTCTTCAACGGTCTTCTTAACTAATCCTTCCATTATTTTCTGTACGTCCTCAAATGTTCAACACGTTTAGCATCATCTTGTTCAGCCTCTACAATAAGATAGCTAACCTCCATAGAGATCTGCTCAAACCTATTTCTCTCAGATGAGTCATTAGATTCATTCATCCCCACCTGTGCCATTAACTTAATAGCTTTCAACTTACCTAAACAATCATTCATGCAATGTATCATTTTATTCTCCACATTATTAGTAATACCACACTTCCCACTAGCAAGTAAACCCCCACCATAACTAGTAACCCAGTAATCATACTTCTTCGTACTCAGTTTCAACAGTATCTTTCTTCCTGGCAATAATATCTGAGTGTGCCATATCTTCAGCTGTAACAGCTCCACTCTGAATTAACTTAAGTTGTTGCTGGGCTAAAGCTCTAGTCGTAGCCCTCAACTCATCAATAGAATCATTGTTGTAATTAACGTCAACTTCAATCTTAGCCGTTTCTGGGGCTTTTAATTGCATAATCAAGCATTCAGCTGCCTTCTGTCTAACAGTCTCTGATTTGGCATCTCTCATAAGCTCAGCTTGAATATTAATAGCTTCCTGATGTATATCCATATTTAGAATATGCACAGGCACCAATGTACGCTCTAATATCTTATGAACTAACGCACCTTTGTTGTAAGTCGTTGAGAAGCTAGAGATAGTCTTCATCGGAGTGTTCTTATCTACCAATCTCTGATATCTGTCAGGAAACACCTTAGCGTAAGCAATAGTATTAGAATCACCCAGTAGCTTATAACTTACAAACTTCACAGCATTAAGATATTCAGTCATGCCATATCTACCTAACTGCATTACATCTGAAAACCCCAGTAAGTTTTCTTTGTAGATATCTCTAAACTCATCACCCTCAGTAGCATTAATAAACTTAACCATATCTTCAGTTACATTGTGCCTAAACTTCTTAGGCATACTGGCTTGTAGCTGTACAAGCGTTAAGTCTTTTGTAAATTCTTTATTTACTAATTGCATTTTACTCCCTGTGGATTTACTTTAGCATTCTTACGTTTGTCCCAAGACACCCGTGCAATGTGCCGCCTGTCAAGATTACCAAACCACCATCTGTAAGGGTTCACATAAAAGTGAATACCATCTCGTTGGATATCTTCATGCCCAACTAACCAACTTATAGCAGTGCTTATGTTAGGAGCAGCCACACCAAGAGCTTCACTTACTTCTTTGTTTGTAGTAGCTATTTGCCCATCTAAGTCTTTTAAGTTAAACAGGTGTTTCCACACTCTGCCTTGAAGCTTAGGCATTGCTAGTAATAAGTCAATGCAATCTTTTCCATCTGTTGTTTTAATATCCATACATGCTTGCTCGTGGTCATATCTCATAGCCAGCAAGTATACACACATCTATAAAAGATATAACTTCATTTAGTAAATTGATATAATTATCCAGCATTGTTATAGAAAAGTATATAACCAGAGTTATATACTTCCTAAAACTTTTCCCTTGGAGGAATGCGGGTTGTAGCCATCTCCTTTATATATATTAGGACGCAGTCCGCAAGAGCCACCACTTTAACTAAAAAGAAAATAATATATTTAGTAATAAGATACTCACATACTTACCCACATCCCGGCAGTCGCAAGCTCCTTTGGGCGC